TGGCCATTAATAACTCCCGTTATCTGTTTTAATTAATTCAGAGAGGAGTCGAGTGAAGTTGTCCAATTGTTCGGACACGTTGTGCTTCGCCTCAGTCTCGGCTTTTTCAATTTGTCTAGCCACATATCCATGATCTGTGTTGACCCAATCTACACCTTCCATGATTCCGTTTACGAAAGCATTTGGGGCTGAAGGGTCTTGAACAATATCTACTGTGTTGAGGATGAAATCCTTGTTCACGTAATTATTGCCTTCGCGCTGGCTAAGACTACCCATTCCACGACTTGAGACACCTAGTTTGACACCACCATCGAGTAGACCTTTTACGATCTGCCCCATAGGGGTATTAAGGATAAGTGCCTTACCAATCACATCATTACCTTCGAACCGAAGATCGATAATGCGATGGGATGCTCGATCAAGATTGACCGTTGGGGTTTCAGGGTGATTAAGCTCACCTACCGCCCGGCCAGACTTGACTTGTTCTGTGATATATTTTTCCACTGCTGGACGGAGTACGTCCATTTCATAAATTCTACCATTTCTATTGGTCTGTTCAGTTTGCATGAACACACCTTCAATGAAGTATTGTTTCTGCCCGTTATTGTTTTCGGTCAGAACTTCAATGTTGTCCATATATTCTGTTATGAGCTTCATTGACACTTTAGTTCTTTCCTTTGAAGAAACTAGCTCCGACATTGCGGCGCTCCATTTCTAGGCGGTCTGCCATCTTACGAGCAATTGCCATATTAAAGTGATGGGTGGCGTCTGACGGTTTATCAGTTGCTACCGAATCAAGAATTTGTTGTGTGTGTTCATTAGGCATAGATTGAAGACCTTTTCGGAATTTATTTATATGATTGATGTTTTCTACGCATCTGCCAGTTGAGATTTCATTTTTACTTCAAAGGCAGGGTAGTTCTTGTGATATACATTTCCGCCTTCTTTCACCAAGCAGACTTCGACCAGAACATAGGAATCACCCTCTTCTTCAGTTTCCATTGGCGTTGATTGAAAGATTTTTACGAACCTGTATTCGTCATCCACGGTAAGATCACTGTCGTCATGATCCGACACTTCAAGATCATCTTCGTCTTCGCGTAGATTTTTTCCGAAACCATTACGAACTGCCGTACAGATTTCAGACTCTTCGAATTGCTCTGTGGTGATATCCATGAAGCGCTCTCGCTCATTGGTGGATAGATCAACACTCCACATTTGATAGATGTCTTCGGATGCCTTCATTGCTTGAGGGTCATGAAGACGGACATCTCCCAGATTTGCACGTCTGAGCTTTGTCTCGATACCATCAGTAATTTCCGATATAATCTTTGAATACTTTTCACCGACATCAGCAATGACTGCTTCGTTTAGCATTCTCTTAAACTGGTTGAATGTTTTCATTATTGCTTCCTAGTAGGTTTCTGTGGTGGAAGTCCGTCTTCGTCTGTTTCCGGCTCTTCTTCTGGATTTGTAGGCTCTTCATCAGGGCCTAGTTCAGATGCCGCACCTTCAGGATTTCCTAGAGGAGTTTCGGCTCCGCCAAGTCCATCTTCTGGATCGAAATCATCTGCGCCTAGATCACCACCGGCTTCAAAGCCACCACCGGTATCAAATCCACCTGCACCACCTTCAGAATCCACATCCTCAATATTAGGAAGTGAGTCATTATTCATAGCTTCGGCTCTGATTTGACGTTTCATTTCTTCGATCTCATCATCAGTCTGGCCAAGAACTTCCTTACGAACCCATTCCTTAGAGAAGTAGGTTCCGACATATTTGTCGATCACTTCTAGAGTGGTGATTCGTTCACGTAGGATTTCAGCATGGGCCAGCTCGGCAAATTGCGAGTCACTGGAATAATCGATAATGACAAACTCTTTGAGCTTATCCCATTCTTCACTTGTGAGAATGCCTTTGTAGATAAGTTGCGTTCTTAGGAGTTGCTTGAATAGGTCAGCAAATCGAACCCGCAGTCTGTCAATGAATTTTTGGAACTTAACTTCATCTCTGGAAATCTCAGTGCTTCGACCGATATTAAATCCAGACTCATTATCCAGTCTGTTGACCGGCACATTGAGGGACTTGTAAAGCTTCTTTTGGAAATATACGATGTCATCAATCTGACCAAGATTTTCACCACCGGGCAGGGTTGTGATCTCAGTTCCTCGACCACCTTCACGTCTTGGTAGCCAGAAGTCTTCAAGGATCGCTTGATCTCTACGACCGTCCTTGACGTCTCCGGTAGATACATCATACATGAGTTTGTTGCGGTAGCGGTTCTTGACGCCTTCAAGGTAGGCCTCGGCCTTACCCTTAGGTAGGTTGCCCACATCGATATAGAAAATGCGTCTCTCGGGCGCTCGTGCCAATCGATAGATGACCAAGGAGTCTTCCATCATTCGGAGTTGATTTACATTCCGGAGAGCTTTATGGATATATGATAGTGGAACTCGACGATTAGCGTCGATCTGACCAGAGGTCACATATGCCACAGAGTCTTTCGGAAGTCTTAGACCATTAAGGTCTGTGGTACCACTACCAAGCGTTCCTTGGCTGGTAGCAAATCCTTCTTCATTATATACGAAATATTCATCAACCGACTTGATGATCTTTGCGCCTGTGCGCTCGTCCTGATCTTCTTCAACTTCTTTAATTTTTCTGATCTTCAGCGGGCTTAGGGGGCGAAGTTCTTTGATACCCTTTTGAACATTATTCAAATCGACCATAACATGATAGGCGATCCGCCCATCGACATACCAGCGTCTGAAAATGTCATGCCCATATCTTCGGAAATCCAGAAGTTTCAGGACATGATCAAATTCTTCGATAAGCTTTTCTTTGACCTTCTCTGATGCCAGTGCGTCTTCGACTTTATTCAAATTTAGACGTACTGGTAGGTCAGCATCATTTCCAACAATTGCCTCGTTGACAATATCTTCGATAGCGGCGTCTACTTCTGGATGCTGTGCAGCAAATCGATATTTGGTAATGAGTTCCTGTTCACTGGCAAACGTGTCGCCCCGAACATCCATTGTCTGACCAAAGAAACCGGCACCACCACCATTGGTAATGAGGGTGGCACCTTCATTCTCATCAGAAGGCGGAACAATAGCAGTGACTTTACTGCCATCTTCTTCATTACCGCCATTAGGGACGATTTCCGCACCAAGAAACGTCCACGCCTTTTGCTGGCGACGTTCTTCGTCACTTAGAGGCCCATGGCCTCCACCACGATATGCATTATGTCTGCGGTCCATGTAATTACTGTCCTTGTATAGTGAAGGTATTTACGGTGTATTCCCCCACCGCCAAGGGTATGAGGTTATGCCTGAACAGATTCCGGAGATGTCCAATAATTGTAGTTCAATTCAACTGTGAACTCTTGGATAGTATTAGTGCTATCAAAGTTCAGGTCAATCTGAGCAATTGCTGTTGGATATGCATCATGAATATGATACGTCTTCGTAATATTTCCGTTCTTATCAAGCTGTTCGACCGTCAAGTCTGCTTGATAACTAGTAGGATTACTTAGCCCGTTCGTAGATTCGTGAGCGCTGATAGCAGCACTCCATCGTTCAAACGCATTCCGGATTCTCATATCATTGTCATTGATGATCGTAATGGTCCATGGTTGGAACGTACGATCTCCGGCGACCTTGATGATTTTTCCTCTGAACATGACGTCGATGTTTGCAACTTCAGAGGCAGGCAATGCTGCACCCTTGCAAAGATACGATGTGAGTTCAGTATCTCCACCGGCAAATGCCGGGAAGACAACCTTCACTTGGAATAGGTTGGAGCGTGCCCCACCATTAACAAGCTTGGCTTTAAAGTCATTAATGCTTAGACTAGCCATTTATTATTCTCCTGCGATTTCTTTGAAATCAACACCAGTACGAGTGGCGATGAAATTCAATTTCACAAAGTTGATTGAACGTGCAGGCTGAATGTAGATGTCAGCAACAAATCCATTGGCATCAATAACCGCTGAATTGTTGTTTGTTGCATTACAGACTACTCGATAGTCATAGATACCATTTCGGCCTTGAATGTTTCTAAGGAATGGCTCTACTGCTCCGACAAATCTCGCACGAGAGAATTCATTATTAAGTTCGAAGAGTTGTGCTTCAGCATTTCCAGAGATATTCTCTCTAAGTGCGATGAAGAGACGGCGAACGTTGATACGATCAAAGGCACTTGGGCGGCTAAGATGTGTCTTATCACCGAATAGCATAGTTCCTTTGCCCGGTAGGGTGACAATTGGATTGACACCGGCCCGATACAGAGTATCACGATCAGCTTTGTTGGGGTTGTAGTGTAGCTTGGTTACGCCAAAAATCTGGCCCCGAACTTCACCGGCTGGTGAATACCATGCGCCATCACTAGCATCCGTAGCAGCAGTACAACCGGCAACAGCGGCACATGCAGGGATGTTAATATATTTGTCGTTATATTTGTCGTAGACTTTGAGACGGCCAGAGTCGATCACTGCATATGAGGATGATGTAAGTGCGTCAGCCATCGTCACAACAGCGGCAGCAGTCACCATTCCAGATGATGGAGATACGAAGGCTACGGCGTCCATACGACCAGCAGCACATGCGATGACATCGTTGGCAATTGTTGTTTCAGAACCAGTAGGCATGTCAGGGCAAATCAGTAGAGACACATCCACTGTTGACGAATCTTCAAAGAGGTCAAATCCTGCAAGAACTTCAGTAGAGGTCATTGCAGCAGAGTCAACACCACCAGTAAGGGAGGCATCAATAATACCATCGGAATCACTCACTGCGTAGTTTACACCACCAGTAGCGACGGCACCAGCATTTGCAGAAAAGTTAGTGGTGTCATGAGAACCAAACCAAATATAATTTGAAGATGTATTAATGACATCAGCGTAATAGTTGGTAGACCCATTAGAATTCTTGGCATCGCCTGCTTGCGATAGGAAAGCAAACGTTTCTAAGACAGTTCCCGGAGTTCCAGTGAATAGTCCATCTTCATCAATTACCACTACATGGATTTCATCGTTGGATGATCCATTATCAGAGGCATATTGAGAAGTTCCGACTACGGCATCAAGATTGCTCTTGTATGCCCATCCGGCAAAGTTGGTAGCAGTGGTACCGGCATCAGTCTTGAATGCAAATACAGAAACCTTAAGTGAGTTTCCAAGAACACCGGGATATTTTGCAATCCATAGACCCTCAGTACCAAACGAGAACGTTTGGCCGTCATAGTCATCTCTATTTTTTACAAGAGTGGACGCATCACCAGCACTGTTTGAGTTATTGGCGACCCCAGTCACCTCACGTACAAGACGTAGTGAAGAGCCGTACTTTAGGAAATACGATGCTGTGTGGAAGTCCACAGAATTAGTTGTGTTGGGTGCCCCGAAAGTAGAAACCAGTTCATTCTCGTTAGAGATTGTTGTGATTTCGTGGACTGGACCCCAGCGGAAATTACCAACTGTTGCACCGGTAGTAGTTGCCTGTCCCCTTACGGAACCGGTCAGGTCTACTTCACTGGATACAAAGCCGGGAGAAGATTGATTGAAAACCATCTAGTTTACCTCGAAAGTATTTATTGGCGAGAAGAAAATAATAAGACGACCCATAGCAAGTAATTCAATATTGCGTTCGATCTACTTATGTTTTTGAAGTTTCCTAATGGAACTCAGTAAACCCTCGCGTTTTTGGAACATATCCAAACATACCATCCCACTCAAAATCATCCGGAACCATCACAACACCGTCTTCAACAATTGGGGCTTGGGACGTGGCTGAATCGGTAAATCCGAATGGCAGTACGTCATCCTCAATTGCTCGCATTCGTTCTTCATAGAGCATGCTTCTCACATCAATATCTGTCATACCACTGAACATCTGGGTTGACGTGAACCACCCGAACATGACTAGTGTCATCATCAGGTCATCATTGTTTCCGCCAGTGGCTTCATAGCTCGATCCTCTAGCTTCGAAGGTGCATATTTCAACAATGGTGTTGGCATCCTTGACCGTCAGTTTGGATTGCTCCAATAGGTCTTTAATCTGTGAACATCCGATAGCTTTAGTTCGCTTGGTTTGTCTCAGTCCTAAACCATCTTTCTTGCTGATGGATTCCACAAACATATTTTCATATTCAATATCATAGAACATCGCATTGCAAACCATAGACCCCTGATCATTAGATTCAATCAGAACCAATGCTTCGTTATAGGCAGTGGCGTATTTATTTAAAATTTCTGGTAGCAGCAGAGGCGATATTGTATTGTTAGCGTATGAAGCCACCTGTCTGAATGGCCTACTGGTAACGTCGAAGATTGAGAATGCAGAATAGTCCTTCCCCCGGCCTTGGGCCACATCAACGGTCATTACATATGTGTGTTTAGGCTCGGGAGCGCCATAGACTCTCATCGACCCATTCTCTTGGATGAATTCTGGCTCTTCGGACTTCAATTTCAAGAGAAGCTCCGGAGAAATTAGTGTGCTTCCTGATCCCAGAAATGAGTTTCCAAACTCTTGGGAGAACTGAAGTTCTGAGGTATTCTCGATAGTCTCTTTCTTCCACTCTTCGTCCCGGCCCGGCACATCCCACCAGTCAACTCGGAATGGTTTATATCCTCGGTCACTGGTATTGGTGACTGCCCGCTCCCATAATCTATGGAACGTATTTCCGACACCATTGGCAGTGGATGTGATGATCACCCTCGCACTTTTACCACCGGTAATAACTGGATAGGTTGACGTATAGAATTTGGCATCATTTTCAACGAAAGCAAACTCGTCGAGATACAGTAAGTTTACTGACTTACCACGAATGGATGATGACGATGTTGCTGCCGATAGAATTCTTGAATTGTTAGAGAATTCCATCGAACCCTTATTGAGTTCCTTACATCCCTGCTGAAGGAAGAATGGCAGGTTCTCTAGCATGAGTGTGATACGACCAAGCATCTCTCGGGCAGTGTCAGCTTTGTTGGCCAGAACCGCTACTGTCTTGGTGCTATGGAATAGGACATACCAAAGAAGATATGCACACACAGAAATCGATTTCCCGGACTGTCTACATGCAAGCACAATTGAGAATTTATTATTGTCGAAATGTTGGAACATTTCATTCTGATATGGATATAGATGGAATGGGACAAGCCCTCGATCAAGGTGGATAACCTTGATATAGTTTTCAGCAAAATATTTGGCTGATGCTCTACATCTTGCAAACTCTAGAACCTCATCTGAGGTCATAGCTGTTACAACTCCACCCTTCTTAATCTGAGTGTTACCCAGATAGGTGAAGTTCTTTGGTTTATCCCAGTTGATGTTTAGTTTTCTGGTCATTATTCAGGAATACTCAGTTTTACAAAATTCTTTAGGAATGCAGACCATTCTTCTGGGTATGACGTTTCGTTTTCGCGCATGCTCGACACCACAATCCATTTTCCCGCACCCTGAATACGCTTGCGCTTGGCCTGCATATCACTCACTAAATTTTTGACATCGACCGGATTACTGAAGAATCCTTCATCGACAATTGTGATATATTTGAGTTCAGGGTCGTTATTATACCCATAGGTAGGATGGGAACCGGTACTTCTGAATTGAATTTTGATATTCTTAGAGTCCACATCTATGCTATACTTGCCAACCTTTTGTTGTAGTCCAAGCTCTATTGGTTTCATCGCGGCGGCGAGTTTTTCACAAATCATACCAGCATTACTCAAATTATGACACACGACTTCAATTCGAAAGTCTTTAGATTCCATAATTAGGTCACAGATATACATGCAGATTGCTGTAGTCTTACCCACTTGTCTTGGGGCAGTTATCACTACATCATTATACATATTCATTACTTTTTTAATATTGTGGGATTGAAACATAATTTAGTCCTCTATATTATACCCATCTGTGTCATACTCTGGATCGTCTTCGGTAACGATTTCGAATTCAGCCTCAAGGGCTTCTAGATCGATCTCACCTCGCTCAAGAGCTTCAGCCAGTTCAGAAGACGATCCTACAAATGCTCTGCTGTTGGAGCGATCTTCGATTGCCAATTGTTCTGGTTGGTTCTGATTATCCAGTTTGATGACTTGCTTCTTGCGATGGAGTTCCAAGAGCTTGTCATTCATATCTGCGACCTGCTTCAGGCCCCCAAAATAAACCTCAAAGGCTCGGGGATGCTCTGAACCAGTCGCGACTTCTTTGATACCTTTAAGGGCTTCACGTCCATGCTCGATTAGTTCCTTATAGATTGCTCTATTGTATTTGAAATCGGCATTTAACTTTTCATTATCATCATCTATTGACATTGTGTTCCTAGAGTTCTGTTATAAGCCCACCCACCATCGAACGGTCACCTTTACGGAAGTCCGGATGCTTCTGGAAATGAGTATTCAGAAGTTCTACCTTCGTAATACCGTCAGTCCGGAACAGCCGCCATTCTGGTTTATGTTTAGAGAACGAAATTCCTCTATCGACGTTGGGCTGCCATGCTCTCATTAATAGTCCACCACCACCCGAATACCCGAAGGCATGAGGATGGACAATTCTCCACCCATTAGGATTGGCAGTGTCTGCATTAGGAGACACATAGTAAATTCTCAATTCGCGGCGATCATCGATTGCCTTGCGGATCATTTGCTTTGTTTTGTTAGGTGTGGGGCCTGCTTCACTCAAGAACAGATACGCTGCTTCTCGAATAGAATAGCTCTCGCCATAGAAATTTAAATCGGTGATTAACATTATTCGTCGTACCAAGTTTCTGTTACATCTACTGTATATGTATCATCTACGTTCGCGCTAGATGGGTTGACATCCCAATTCATGGTCCCGTATAGTTCATCAGTATCCGTAAAATCTTTGAAATTAACTGTTGCTGATTTGATAACCTCACCCCCAGCGTCAATCTCTCCGAACAGGTTAACATGTGCGTCGAATTCTAGGGTGTAGATGATCGCCCGCCTTGACAAAAAATCACCCTCATAATCATCGGATGGAGACACTGAGGTTAATGTGAATTTCACTTTATCCTTGACAGTTGGTTGATCATCAATAGGGTTGAAGTTGACCGTGAATGATGGCCCGAATGTCGGTAGGATTTGACCGATGATTTCGAATACATCGGTTTCGGTTTTCGTAATAATATTGAGCTGGTAGGAGACGATGTAGGGTACCGGATTATAGACTTTCGATCTGGTACCTTCTGTCGTACCGGGTACCAAACAGAAATTGTTCTTATTCTTCATGCGTGTGAAATCTGGTAGAATGCTCGTGATCTCGAATGACATTCTTGGTAACTGAAGGGCTACTTTATTACCAGCCAAATCCGGTTGCTGTTCAAGTCTAGCCAGAAACTTTTGCTTGGGTCCATATGCCAATGGAACCTTAATGGTATCTTTAACCACAGCCCCATGTTTTCGAACGAGACTGATCTCATTGAATAACGTTCCGAATATACCAGTGATCTTCCGAAATGTGTTATGGTCGAAATGATTGCCTAGCATTAGGTAGCTCCGAATGGATTAGTCTCGTCAAAGTCTATAATGGTATCTGCATAGTCTTCGAAATCATCATTGCGGGCAGCAGGGTCTAGTGTTTCAACAACCGCTGTCACATCAAGACTTACGCCTGATCTAGCACCAACCAGATTGGTCCCGGTCCCGAAGATTGCATACTTTCCAGAGTCGTTAGACATGTGGCCAATCCAAACGCTGGTGTCATCAACTTTGACAACCTCACCGACAACGATTGTACCACTACTTAGTGTTTGTGATACTGTCTCGCCAATCAGATACGCTCCGGCAGAAGCAGTGACCAATTTGACCATATATCCTTTGGCTTCGACCGACACGAATGTTTCAGTTCCGTCATTGATATCAAGTCCTGCGATATCTACGTCAATGTCTTCGTTGTTGCGCTCGAATAGGGCCACGTTCAATTTATATGTTGGAAGATTGCCTAATGCATACATCGGCTCTTCATGTTCCACATGCATGATCTCGAACAAATGGTTCGATAGTGGATAGAACACAAGATCACCTTCTCTAGGACGATTAAGTGCCTTGTCAGGCCCCCCTGACTTTATGGTATCTCGCCAGCGTCTCTTGGAAACAACTAAAGTAGTCTCGTCTCTGATTTCAAGACCTATCTTTTGAAAGATATCACCTGCACCACCAAAGGACTCAACATTCTCAACATACATTTCAATAACGTATGATTGATCAAATACAGATTGAATATCTTCACCAAGAAGTCTATCTTCATGAGTGACCTCACGAGGAATATAATAGAAATCCTGTCCGAACATCTTGATCGATTCAATGATCAAATCCTCGTATAGATTTTGTTCTGCCCGATGACCGGTATTTCTGAAATATGGATTTGTTGGCATATCTTATCCGAATATAAAATCGGGTGGAAGCTCTTGTGAAAGCCGGATGTCTTCTTCTAATTGTTCGATCTTGGCAAAGCCCTTATCGTAGATTTGTTGGCCATTCAGTGTGACCCCACCCAGCATAACGACGCCTTCGAACTTGGAAAGGTTTTGACCCCATTGCATTTCGAGCATGGCAGTGGCATACGCCTTAAGATGCCTGTCGTTGTACATGTCCGTAGCCACTTCTGGATCGACAATGCCGAACACTTCCATTACGAGAAACTTCCCGGCGACAATGTTGGACCAGTCCATGTAGATGTAGAGCTTGTTATCATATCGAGAATGGACAATCGTCTCATGTCGATTGAAGATGTCGTCCAGTAGCGTCAGATATTGCATTGTTTGCATATACCCCTGAATACCATTGGTACCGGATTTCAAATTCCAAATCTCTTCAAGTCGAATATGATACTCGATGTCGAACAGAATATCACTAGATGTTGATAGAGGGATTGGGAGAACTCTGGCCACCTGCATAACACCTTCAGGAACCGTGATGTATTCGTTGGTGATGTCGTTCGCAGTGATCTCATGTCTGACGTAATATTTCTTCTGTCCGTCCGAATGGAATGATTGGAAATATTGAATAGCATCGTCGATACGATCTTCCAATTGATCATCATCAATATCAACCGATACCATGGGGGCACCGAGACGGCGAAGACAATATGCCTTTAGTTCAGCTCTGGATGTTAATGCTGCCATTATCGTGTGACCTCCGCACTAATTTCAATTCGACCTTCAAGAACTCGATACACTACTGGTGGTGAACCGGCGTCATACACCTCCACGTCATAGAAATATCTGGCCGGTGCCTCAAGGGCAGCAGTCTCTACCGATGTTAGGGCCAACGTGAATACCCCCTCAGAAGCATCGGTCACTGTTCCTAGGATAGTGGTAGGGTCGCTTGTTAAAGTCTTGCGAAGGCTGCTTCTGATTAGATAGTTTGTTAGATCGAATGGTGCCGTGGCAGCATCATTTTTTAATGTGACCGTTATGGACCAAGTGGTTCCTTGTTGGATCACCAAGTCCTGATATACTGTGGTGTGATTTCGTTCTAATGTTGCAAATGGCATTATGGCAACCTCTTCTTGATCTCGTCGATCTCAGTCTTGAGTTCTTTGATCGCTTCGATGATAAGAGCCTCAAGGCCATTGTAGTCCACACCCAAGATTGGGTTGCCATTAACTTCACCGACTTGCGAGACGACTTCGGGGAGCTGTGGGTTGACTTCTTGGGCCAGAACACCAGCAAATCTCTTGGTTGGAAGTTCAGGAGTTTTCGATCTGGCAACATCATTCCACACATATGTAACACCACTGATCAACATGATCTTATCTAGAGCATTATCAATTTTTTTGATGTCATCCTTGAGGTGTATGTCAGAGTATGCAGTAACGTTCGCAGAGGCCACAACAGAGCCAGTAACATTAAGACCGGTTGAACTGAATAGTCCTCGTGAGGCGCTCGCAGTTTTGATGTCAACTGTGGTTCCGGTAAACACAACTTCTTCGCCAGAGGCATTGTGGAGTTTACCGGTTGCTGCCAGTTGAACATCAGCACCGGACTGTAGATTTCCTGTGGATGATACTAGACCGGTCACTGCTAGTCCTGTAGAACTAAACAGACCTCTAGAAATGCTTGTAGTTTTGATGTCAACTGTGGTTCCAGTAAACACAACTTCTTCGCCAGAATTATTGTGGAGTTTACCGGTCGTAGATAATCTAAAGTCTGTTCCTGCATCGATTATGCCTGTGGACGACACAATACCGGTCACTGCTAGTCCTGTAGAACTAAACAGGCCTCGGGAGACGTTCGCAGTCTTAACGTCAACTGTGGTTCCAGTAAATACAACTTCCTCACCGGCTGCGTTGTGTAGCTTACCTGTCGTAGCCAATTGAACATCAGCACCGGACTGTAGATTTCCGGTTGTGGACACTAGACCGGTTACAGCCAGCCCGGTTGAACTAAACAGACCTCGGGAAACACTGGCAGTCTTGACATCAACTGTGGTTCCCGTAAATACGACTTCTTCGCCAGAATTATTGTGTAGCTTACCTGTCGTAGCCAATTGGAAATCAGTACCAGATGTCACCGATCCCGTAGACGTAAATGCTCCGGTTACGTCAATACCGGCAGAATCTACTCGTAGCTTTTCGGCGTTACCAATTTCAAAGATTATCTTCTCGGCAGCGGTCGTCCCGGTAAAGATAATCTTTTCACCACCACCATTAAGGATAGACCCATTCAGAGGAACTTGTGTATCTCCGATAACAACAATACCACCATCGGCCTGAAGAGAACCAGCCACGTTCAGAATTCCATAGAAATTCGAGGTCGATGATCCAACTCGGAAGTCCAGACCATTGCTGGTATAGAAATCGATAGTGCTGGCTTCGAATTCAATCTTCTCGGTGCTGCCGTTATGGATAATTCCTGTGGTTGGTAATTGAATATCACCGCCCGTTAATGAAAGACCGGCACTACCACTAATAAGTCCTGTAGCTCCAATAGTTCCGGCAGTGATGTTACCGAATGCAGTCTGTGTGATAGTTCCGGTAATGTTACCGGACACACTTAGGTCACCTGTAACAGCAGCTCCTGTAGCGGTAACGTCAAGGCGTTTAACTCCATTCGCAAACAGCCCGATTGTTGCCGCAGTGAATGCAATCTTTTCATTCCCGCCATTGTCAATCTCTCCGGTAGTCGGTAGTGTGAGAGATGATACTGCATCTGCAATAGTCAGGCTATCGACGGTCAGGTCTGTCAAGGTGCTGATGTTGAATGTGCCGTTGACAGTGCCGGTTGCGGTGATATTCCCATTCACAGTCAGATTTTGGTTGGCTGTAATTGCAGAACCTGTCATTGACAAGATCGAAGATGATCCTACCTGAAGAGCCAGCGACGTCCCCGTAAATACAACACCCTCCCCAGAAGTATTGTGAAGCTTACCGGTTGTGCCTACGCTGACGTCTCCGGACACCACGGCATTCCCAGTTATGCTTACTCCGGTAGTAGACGTGGCGAGCTTTGTTGATCCAGCATAGTATAGGGTGGCGGCTGTGGCAGATGCCCGAAGAGACAATAGATTTCCGGCATACACTGAAATGAAGCTACTGGTATCAGACCATAGAATTCTTTGATTGGTGGAGTTACCATTGACCTGTAACGTTGCCGAAGATGTGCTTATATTTCCACTACCAACAATATTTCCGGTGACACTAATACCACCGGACGTTGTTGCCAATTTAACTGCTGATGCATATCTAAGATCGACCGCAGTGCCGGTAACTCTTACACCTTCGGTCGATGCTGCAACAAGACTTACTTCATTGTTAGTACCGTCGATGTCAATATACTCACCAACACTATTACCAACAGAGCTGTTTGTAGGCAGAGCTATTAGACCAGTAGTGAGAGTAAGGGTGCCTTGAATATCAGTCGCTGTCTTGTTGGTGATTTTAGAATCTGTGACTGTAAACTTATTGGTAGTCGCTGAGTCTGTGATACCCAAAGTGTTCAGGGTGCCATTGACGTCCAGTTCGCCATTAACTTGAAGTTTATCAGCAAACTTCCAATAATCCTGATCGCCATCAAATCCAAAATATCTACCAGCATCATATGCAATACCCGTATTGGGCACTATCGAAAATAGGTTTGTTGTGGAGTTGTGTGTTAGATAGGCTGACCCTGATCCAGAACCGATATATGTTAAAAGGTTTGAATTGATCGTGTCGCTGACAGAAGATCGCAGAAATCCTGTGCTATCAATTCCATCGAGCGTGATAGCGTCAATGGCAGCAGCAGTATTATCCACATATGCTTTGATCGACTGTTGAGTTGCCAACGCCGTAGCAGAATTGGAAGACATTGTGTCTTGGTCGAGAATAGATGAAATTGCAATGCCACCGCCATCAAAGGTGAATGCTCCGGTGACATCCAAATTGCCCGATACCGTTAGGTTTGTGCCGACGCTGACATTTTGCGAGAATGATACAGGATTGGCAAAGCTTGTGTCTTCAGCTTGGGCCAGCCCGAGTACATAATTGATTGCCGCTACAACGGTATCGTCGTTAGCATCAGCAAATGCCCCGTCAAGCGCACTCAGAAGCCCCACACGAGCGTTTACGGCTTTTAGTGTCTCGGCATCCCTTTGAAGTTCGGTGGTCGCTGTGGTACCTAGAAGTTCGTTAATCGCCCCTCGTAGTGTTGTTGCGGTCGTGTTGAGTGTCCCCTGTGATGCAAAGGCGTCCAGAGTGTTGAACTCACCGTGAATTTCGTTGATCGCTGTTGATAGCGATGTTGCCGTAGTATTGAGAGCAGTAGCGAATCCGGTATAGGTTGTGTAATCGGTGTAGAAGTCGTTAAGGCTTTCCACCAGATTATTAT